TCAATTAATGCTTACTTAGCAAACAAGCGTGCAGACAAAAAAGAAACTGAAGATATTAACAAGATGATAATGAAAGTTGATGACTTTAAACTTGATGGAGAAACTAATAAAAGAAAAAAATATATTAGAGGTTTAATAGCACGTGCAAAAAGCAAAATGTATAATGAAGAGATTAAAAGAAAAGAAGCATCTAAAAATGAAAACAGAACATAAAGGAGAATTGCTATGCCAATGGGTAAAGGAACATATGGAAAGACTAAAGGAAGACCACCTGCAAAGAAAGCTGTGTTAACTGGTGGGCAAAAGAAACTTCCTATGTCTTTAAAGAAAAAAATTATGGCAAAGAAAAAGTAAATGGCTGTTAACGCTGCAGGCAATTACTCCAAACCGACTATGAGGAAAGCAATCTTTCGTAGGATCAAAGCCAGTGGTAAGGGTGGCAGACCGGGTCAATGGTCTGCAAGAAAAGCACAGATGCTTGCCAAACAATATAAAGCCAAAGGTGGGGGTTACACTTCTTAATGGCATTAAAAAAATCACAAAGGTCGTTGCGTGCGTGGACAAAACAAAAGTGGAGGACCAAGTCAGGTAAACCTAGTACACAAGGGGGAAAGGCTACTGGCGAACGTTATTTACCGGAGAAAGCAATTAAGGCTCTTAGTTCCAGTGAGTACGCCAAGACTACGGCTGCTAAACGCAGAGCAGTTGCACGAGGTAAACAGGTATCTAAACAACCCAAAAAGATTGCAAGCAAGACGAGAAGCTTTCGCTCTTACTCATAGGATAGACAATGAGGCTACACAGACTAACAAAAGAAGATAGGAACATACTTCGGATTGTTGTCAAGCAGGTTCACTTCAAGCACTACCCTGAAGAATTCTGCACTGACTATGAAGCTGACAAGATGATTGCGGCTATTTCTCCGAGTATAATAGAGAAGTTAACCAAGGTTGGTAAGGACATGAGAGTTGACCAACTTTAAATATAAACCTGATGGGGAAGTGGCTAAGTCTTTTTTAAAAGATGAAACCTTCTTCCGTGGTCTTCGAGGTCCAGTTGGTTCAGGTAAATCAGTGGCTTGTTGTGTTGAAGTATTCAGGCGAGCCTTAATGCAGGAGAAATCACCGGATGGCAAACGCAAGAGTAGGTGGGCGATTATCAGAAACACCAATCCTCAGCTTCGTACTACCACGATTAAGACTTGGTTGGACTGGTTCCCTGAAGAAGATTGGGGTAGGTTTTCTTGGTCAGTACCATATACGCATAACATATCCAAAAGTGACTTGCAGTTGGAAGTTATATTCCTTGCACTCGACAGACCTGAAGACGTTAAGAAACTCCTCTCGCTCGAACTAACTGGCATATGGATTAACGAGGCTAGGGAAATTCCTAAGTCAATTATAGATGCGTGCACTATGAGAGTGGGAAGATATCCAAGTATGAGAGACGGAGGTCCAACGTGGACAGGCGTTATCGCTGATACAAATGCTCCTGAAGAAGATCACTGGTGGCCTATCATGGCAGGTGAGGTTCCCATACCTGATCATATTAGTTCTGAAGAATCAAGGATGCTAGTCAAACCTGATAACTGGAAGTTNTACACTCAGCCTTCGGCTATGGTTGAAGTTAAAGATGATGAGGGTTTGATATTAAAATATAATCCTAATCCTGTTGCTGAGAATAAAAAGCACATGATGACAAGTTATTATTCTAACTTGATACAAGGTAAGACTAAGAGTTGGATTGATGTCTACGTCATGAATAAGCTAGGTCATATCCAAGATGGTAAGCCCGTTTATAATATGTTTCGCACAGACGTTCACGTGGCTAAAGAAGAAATACCTGTGGCTGATGGTATGCCTTTATACATAGGGCTTGACTTTGGATTAACACCTGCAGCAATTTTTGGTCAAAAGGTTAGAGGCCGTTGGTTAATCCTGCAAGAGATTGTCGCCTTTGATATGGGTATTGTAAGGTTTGCTGAATTGCTAAGACAAGAGATTGCTCTTCGTTACGCCAACTGTGATGTTAATATATTTGGTGACCCTGCAGGTGACTTCAGGGCACAGACTGATGAAAGCACTCCATTCCAAATACTAAGAGGTGCAGGTCTAAAGGCTAGACCCACTCATAGTAATGATGTGTCATTAAGGCTTGAGTCTGTGTCAGGACCACTGCAACGAATGGTGGATGGTAACTCAGGTGTACTGATTGATTACAGATGCAAAGAATTAATAAAAGGATTTGAAGGTGGCTATCACTATAGACGGATGCAGGTATCAGGTGAACGCTACGAAGATAAACCATCTAAGGATAGGTTCTCACACATACATGATGCACTGCAATACCTAATGCTTGGAAGTGGAGAAGGCAGACAAGTGATGGGTCAGTTTAAAACAGTCAACGCTTTTAATGCCAAGACGTCATTTGATGTGTTTACAAGACAACCTAAGCCACAAAGACGGCAGGGTTTATGGTCGAGGATGTAACGTTTGTGCGTTGTGTCTTTATTAATTCATAGGTATGCGTAAAAGAAAAAGGAGTTGTATATGTGCTTAGGCAGTAGTCCAAAANNACCTGCACCTGACCCTGAAGTTGAAATGGAACGTGAGTCAGAAAAAGAAAAAGAGCAGACAAAAACTAAAGTTATGAAGCAAGAAGCTTTAGAAGAAACCGTATCACAGAAACGTAAGGGAACAGGAAGACGTTCATTACTGACTGGTTCAGGTGGCGGTATAGGTTACTACGATAGGTACTCTGCGTAATGATTGATTTAGCCCAAGGCTATATGGCTAAATATGAAAAAGCCAAAACCATAAGACGTGAGTTTGAAGAACTCTATGATGAGATATTTGAATACACTCTTCCTCAACGACAAGGCTTTAAGAACTACACTCCCGGTCAAAGACGTGATGATAGAATATTTGATGAGACGGCTGTTGTTGGTGTGCAGGAATTTGCATCACGATTACAGTCAGGTCTTGTGCCTAACTTTGCACGTTGGGCTGACTTTGTTGCCGGTGGTGAAGTGCCTGAAGAAGAACAGGATGAGGTAAACAACAAGCTCGATAAAGTCACTGAATATATATTTGAAGTTATTCAAACCTCAAACTTTGCACAAGAGATACATGAATGTTTTATTGACCTTGCATTAGGCACAGCCGTACTTGCCATTACTGAAGGTGATGCGATTAATCCAATAAGGTTTCATTCTATTCCTTTACCTCATGTGGTTCTTGATGTTGGACCTGATGGTAGGATTGATCATGTGTATAGAGAGCGTGACTTAAAGTATGAAGACTTACCAGTGGCTTATCCACGTGGCACGTTTTCAGAAAAGACATTAGAAAAAATACAGAAGTATCCTGATAGTAAGTGTAAAATCCTGGAGGTTTCCTGCAAGCTATACGACAAGCCTAACGAAGAACGATATAACTATATGGTTATTGAGTGTGGTGATAAACAATTAATACTTCAAGAAGAATACTCAGGGGTTGGTTCAAACCCTTTTGTAGCGTTCCGTTGGAGTAAAGCCTCAGGTGAAATTTACGGAAGAGGCCCTGCAGTCAATGCGTTAAGTGCCATTAAAAGTGCGAACCTTACAATAGAGTTGGTGCTTGAAAATGCACAGATGGCTATATCAGGTATCTATCAAATGGATGATGATGGGGTTATTAACGTAGACACAATTAACTTAGTGCCGGGAACTGTTATACCAAAGGCTCCTAACTCTCAAGGTCTGCAACCAATAAGGGCTGCAGGAAACTTTGATGTGGCTAACTTAATCTTAAATGACATGAGAAATAATATTAAACGAGCCTTGTATAATGATATGCTTGGCGACCCGAATAAAACACCTGCATCAGCTACTGAGGTAGCGGAACGTATGGCTGACTTATCTCGTAAGATTGGTTCTGCATTTGGCAGACTACAAGCTGAGATGGTTCAACCTGTTCTTCAACGTGTGGTTTATCTTTTAACAAAGCAGGGCAGGATAGAAATCCCCACTGTCAATGGCAGAGAAGTAAAGATAAAAAGTGTTTCCCCACTGGCACAGGCACAATCAAATCAAGACATTGTTTCCCTAGATAGGTTTCTTGAAATGGTAGCAGGAAGGTTTGGGCCTGATGTCATTAATCTCCTTGTCTCCTCAGAGGAAACAGCAATCTATCTAGCCAAGAAATTTGGGGTGCCAGACCATTTAATTCGTGATGTAGGAGAGCGAAAACAAATGGTAGAGATGGCACAACAGATGCAACAACAAACAGGAATAGACCCAAATGCAAACCCAAACATCCAAACACTTGGGGGTTGACGGATACCCTCGTTCACAAGAACAAGATCAAAAAATCTCCCTCGACCTAGCTAGTACACTCAACACACCGAGTGGACTAGCTACGTTGCAGTATTTAAAATCAATAACCATTGAAGCTATATCAGGACCTAACATTACAAGTGAAGAACTCAGACATCTTGAAGGTCAAAGGTATCTAGTGGCTTTAATAGCTAAACGTATTCAACATGCAGAGAGGATAAACCATGGAAGAAACATTACTACAACCCCAAGCTGAAGCACCAGTTGAGGCAACAACAGAAACGCAGGTGGAAACACCGGCTGTTGAACGACCTGAATGGTTGCCTGAAAAGTTTAATGACCCTGCTGATATGGCTAAAGCCTATAGTGAATTAGAGGGTAAGCTTGGTAAAGGTGAAGAAGAACTCCGAACAAAACTAATGTCCGAGATGGAAACCGAAGCGTTTGCTGAACGACCGGCTACTGTTGGTGAGTATATATTACCTGAAGCGATTGATGAAACCGAAGCCGTTGATAATGAATTGCTTGATTGGTGGTCTAACTATTCATGGAATAATGGATTAAGCCAAGATGAATTTGCTGAGGGTATTGCAAAGTACGCTGACGCTGTAGCAGGTAAGCAACCTGACTTAGACGCTGTGCGTAAAGACTTAGGTGATAACGCTAACATGAGAGTGGAAGCTGTGCAGTTATGGATGAATAAGTTTTTTCCAGACCAAGGCATGCAACAAGCTGTGGCTGAACTAGGCTCATCATCTGCCGGCATTAAAGCCTTAGAGCATATCATTGAACAAACCAAAGGCAGTAATATAGCTACCCCATCAGTGATCACTGGTCAGGTAACGCAAGCCGACATTGAAGCTAAGATGAAAGACCCACGTTACTGGCAACAAGGCAAACGCGACACTGCATTTATTGAAGGGGTAAACAGTGACTTTAAACGTCTTCACGGGGGAGGGTAAGTACGGAGTTGCTAGGGTTGTCAAAGGACATCCTAGTCACGCTCATTATCTTCANCACAAACTAAGATCAACGGATGTACGTGAATGTATGATAGCCGGAGAAACGCCTTGGCGTGCTTTGATGTCACCACTACAAAACAGTAGTGCTGAAACGTACACGGCTCTTGTGGATGATAAACCTGTTATGATGTTTGGCGTTGTGCCTGAGCATGAACTCGTTGGCACCATATGGATGTTATGCTCTGACGTGGTGGACAAGCATCCTAAAACATTTATTAAATGGTCACCGGCTTTCCTCGATTACTTTCAAGAACAGTATTATTTATTACAGAACGTATGCCCTGTTGAACATTACAAAACTCTTACGTGGCTAGGGTATCTTGGCTTTATGATTATGCCTAATTCATTTGAAATAAATGGGCATCATGTGCTTCGATTTGTGCGTTGTCAGGAAAGTGAATCTATGCAATTCAATGAAGATACACGGCCTGTAATACGCTGACAGCCCTAACGGATAACTGGATGAGGCAAAGAGCAGATAACCGAGAGCAACCTTAACAACTAATCTGCTTTTGCAGGGAAAGGATTGATAATGGCTAATACAATAGATACAGCTTTTATCAAGCAGTTCGAGAGCGAAGTACACATGGCTTATCAAAGAATGGGTTCAAAGTTAATGAACACAGTTCGTAACGTAAGTAATGTCGCAGGAAGCGTTGTACGCTTTCAAAAAATCGGTGTCGGTTCTGCTTCAACGAAATCACGAAATGGTATGGTAACTCCAATGGAGTTGGCACACACCACAGTCGAAGCGACTCTTCAAGACTTTTATGCCGCTGAGTATATAGATAAACTTGATGAGTTAAAAACAAACATAGACGAACGTCAAGCTATAGCAACAAGTGCTGCTTCAGCTTTAGGTCGAAAGACTGACGAGATACTTGTAACAGCAATGGATGCAGGTGCTAACTCAACTCAGATACATGACACANGTAGTGCTGTTGNAAAAGCAGACTTGTTAAGTTTATTTGAAACGTTTGGCACAGCAAACTTACCTGAAGATGGTGGTCGTTATTTGGCTATGCATCCTAAAGGTTTTGCTGACTTGTTTCTTATTGAGGAATTTGCATCATCTGATTATGTCGGTGACCAAAGTCTTCCGTATGCAGGTGGCATGACTATGAAAAACTTCTTAGGGTTTAACATATTCTCAACGTCAGCAATCGCAGGTGGTAAGAACCTAGCCTATCATAATAGTGCAGTTGGTCTTGGTATTGGAGCGAATGTTACAACCGAGTTAAACTATGTACCTGAAAAGGTTTCACACTTAGCAACATCAATGATGTCCATGGGTGCTGTCGTAATTGACGACAACGGCATTTATGAAGTCCTTGATAATAACGGATAGGAGGATATAACATGGCTTATGGAGCAAGTGGACTAATACGATTAGCCGGAGGAAGTGGATTCAACCTCTGGGGTTATCAAACTGTTGATGCTATTGCAACTGTAAATAGTGCAAACTATTTTAATGGTGCAGCAAATATGCTTAACGTTCGTGACGTTATTCTTGTGGTGGATAGTAATGCACCAACAACAAGTTTTGTCACTGTGTTAAGTAATAACGGCACTGCCGTTGATGTATCTGATGGTACAGCAATAGCAGAAACAGATAGCGACTAATAACTAATGGCATCAACGGCATCTAATTCAGCGTTGGATATGGCATCAAGAGCACTCGTGCTTATTGGTGCCGAGCCAATTACTTCTTTTGAACTAAGTACAACAGAAGCTTTGGTTGCGTCTAACATGTATGAAGATGTCGTTCGCTCATCATTATGCGTTGCCCGTTGGAGGTTTGCTTCCGAACAGGCAACGCTTAATCAACTAACAGATGTGCCAACTGGCAGGTTTGATATTGCTCATCAACTACCGAGCAATCTACTTATGTTACACGCTGTAACAGTTAACGATAATAAAATTGGTTATACAATTTATGGTGATAAAGTCTTTTCAGATTCATCAACGGCTGACAGTTTAATTGCAGACTACACATTCCGTGCACCTGAAACATCTTTCCCATCTTACTTTGCACTAGCTGTGCAATACGCTTTAGCGTCTGTGTTTGCCACAGCCATTGCACGTGATGACAAGTTAATGGAAATGATGGAGGTCAAGGCTGAACGATTAATGGCAAAGGCACGTAATTTAGATAGCCAACAACAAACAACAAGGTCCTTGTCAACAACGAGGTTTAGTTCAAATAGGCGAAGCTAATGGCTAGGATAAGAGTACCACAAAATAGTTTTACGTTTGGTGAAGTCAGTCCGTCATTAACATCAAGAACGGATTCACCTATATATAAAAACGCTGCAGAAAAGGTAAGGAACTTCTTTATACGTGGTGAAGGTGGCGTAACAAAACGACCCGGCACTAAACGTTGGCATAACTTTGCCTCGGCTCCTGCGTATTCATCAGGTCTAAGACAGACAGTTAGAATAGAACCTTTTATCTTTTCAGATGACGAGCAGTATATAGTTGCGTTTAGTAACACACAGATAGATGTGTTTCAGATAAGTCCAAGTGATGCAACCATATCAAAGATACAAACGATTACATCTCAAACGTGGTTAGTTAACACAAGCTCTGCACCTTATTTAGAAGAGTACACCTTTGCACAGCAAGGGGATATAATGTTTATCTGCCATCAAACAGTAGCACCACGTAAGCTAATACGTACTGGTCTTACATCATTTGTTGTGGAAACGTTTGTTTTTGAAGAGTCAGTTGATAGTGAACATGTCTTCCAACCTTATTACCCTTTTCAAAGTTTAGGGGTAACGCTTGCATCAAACGCAACAAGTGGTACAGGTAAAACGTTAACCTCAAGTGCTGACTACTTTGTATCAGCTCATGTTGGTATTTATTTAAAGATAGGTAACGCTGAAGCTAAGATTACTGGGTTTACTAATGCCACAACAGTGACGGCTACAATCTATGGAACGTTAAGACAGCAACTTAATAATGATGCGTTAAAGACAGCCGAGGGTAGTGGTACAATACAAGTGACACATGCGTTGCATGGTTTAGCCGTTGGTGCATCTATTGTAATTGATAGAGCCGGAACTGTGGGCGGTGTAGCTATTGCTAATATTAATGGCTCTCGAACTATCACAGCCGTGGTTAATGAAAACGTTTATGAATTTACAGCCGGCAGTAGTGCAACGGCATCTTCTTCGGCTGATGGTGGTGGTGCTCCTCGTGTGGCTACAGGTTCAGCCACAACGGAATGGCAAGAGCAAAGTTATTCGGCTGTGCGTGGATTTCCTGCCGCAGTTACGTTTCATCAAAACAGATTATGGTTTGGAGGTACACTTGCACAACCTGATGGTATATGGGGTTCTAAGTCTGGGCAGTATTATAACTTTGATGTTGGTGATGCATCCGACAATGACTCAATAGATTTAACAGCTAACGTTGGTGAGATATTCACCATAAGGCATTTAGTCTCGAACAGAGATTTGCAGGTGTTTACCACTGGTGCAGAGTTATTTGTTCAGGCTCCAACCGACAAACCTGTCACTCCGGCTAACGCACAGATAAGACGACAAACGCCTTTTGGTTCATCTTTTGTAAGACCCACTGTGTTTGATGGTGCGACTTTGTTTATACAAAAAACAGGTACAGCGTTACGAGAGTTTCTCTTTACTGATAGTGAAGCGTCATACACAGCCGTTGCTGTATCNATGCTTGCACCACATCTGATTNTAGACCCTGTGCAACAATCATCTATTAAAGGAGCTTTGAATCGCTCTGAGTCNTATGATTTTGTTTTGAATAGTGATGGCACCTTAGCTGTGTTTTATTCGATTAGAGGCGATCAAAAGCAGGGATGGTCTTTATGGGATACGCAAGGCAAGTGGCATTCAATATGCTCAGTGCATGAACGATTGTTTGTTGTGTCCTCACGAGATGATGGTTCAGGAACAACAAAGCTATTCTTAGAAGAGTTTCAAGTTGATATGCCTATGGATTTTTGTAATGTCTTTAGTGCATCAAGCAGTGTGTTTGGAAGTTTAGGAACGCACTTTGCGAATAACGCTGTGGTAAAAGCTATCAACGGCAATGATTTTCTTGGTGAGTTTACTGTAGCTAGTGCACAGATAGACGCATCTTTAGCCAAGGCAAGTGTATCCACTGGCTTTATAGGTTACTCCTTCACCCCGCTCATAACGACCTTGCCAGTGGATGCTCAAGTTGTCGGTGGACCTTTAACTGGAGAACCAAGACGTATCAGCCGAGTGGTGCTTGATTTAGAATCCACTCTTGCTGTGTCAGTGAATAACAAAGACTTGGTCTTTAGAAATGTAACGGATGATATGTCAGAAGAAAGAGTGGCAATAACAGGAAAGGAAGAGTTTAGAATACTTGGCTATAGTCGTGACCCACGTGTGTCTATATCTCAAAGCTTTCCGTTTAACTTAGAAGTGAAAGGTATGGTTGTGGAGGTAGCGTTCGGATGAGTTGGTGGATGGTAGCCGGTGCAGTTGTTAGTGCTTATGGCTCAATGCAAGCTGCAAAAGGCAAAAGAGCAGAAGCTAGATTGCAAGCGTTTCAATTAGAAGAGCAAAAGAAAGATGCTAAAATACAAACAATGCAAGAGCATAATATGCGATTAGCCAATCTTAAATCTGTCATTGGCATTAACACATCTCTAGCAGGTGTTATGGGCAGGGATAGTGGGAGTGATAGATCATTAGCTAAAGTACAAGAGAAGTTTAGAAACGAGGCTATTGTTGAAGAAGATAGAGCAAGACTAGATTATTTAAAACAACAAAATCAAAGAACTCTAGGAATACAGCTAGCTAACATGCGAGGTAAGAACGCAATGAGAGCAGGCAGAATTAACACAGTTTCGTCTCTCCTTAAAGCAGGCTATCAGTATAGTCAGATAACATAGGATTACCATGGTAGAATTTTTAAAAGCGAAACAAACACAATTNNNAAATAAACCTATAGGTGTAATAGCNACTAACACTGGTGCGACTGAAGTCGGNCAGGCGTTANCAAATGCAGGNAATACTATNCAGGAAATAGCTTTTAGAGATGCCATAGAAAAACAAACTGAAGTGGGTAAAGATTATGCAAAGGGTGCAACTCTTACAGCACGAGATGAAAACGATAACCTTACCTACGTTAAACTGCCTGATGATCTAAGTAATGTAGCTAGAAAAGCTGCAAAACCTGTGCTTGAAAAACGTTATATGAATATGTTGCAACGTGATACTTCAACAAAATTTAGCCAGTTACATAGAGATTACAAGGATGATCCTGATACATTTAAAAGCAAAGTAAAAAGTTACATTGAAGAAACGCAAAACGTTTTAATTGAAAGTGGGTATAGTGATCTTAGTGGAGTGTACAAAGATCAGGCTTTGACCTTATCAGTACAGCATGCAAACAAAATAGAAAACGATATATACAACGAACAAGAAAATGCAGCCAATCAACTAGATTTAGAAGTTGCTAGTCGTCAAATGCAAGAGTCTTTTGAAATAGCTAAAGCAGGTGACATTGTTGCAAGTGATGCAATCGATCAGGTGTCTAAAACAATACTTGATGATCTACGTGAAAGAAAGGTTATTAAACAACCTGCATACAATGAAGCAATGAGTGTAATGAAATCAAATAGATTGCGTGCTTTATTAGGGCAAAAGATTAATGCTATGGATGGCAACCCACAAGCCTTAAACGCACTAGCACGAAGTTTTAAACAAAACATAACATCTGCAGACAAAGCAATATTAAATCAGTATGGCATCACACAAGATTATTTAAATGATTTAAAATCAGGAGCCAAAGCTCCTGTTATTGATAAGGTAAGTTCATGGCTTTCAACAACAAAAGGTATGTATGCATCCAATAGTTTGGCTGATAAAGCAGGTATACGTATACAAAATGCAGGTAACACATATGTTAATGGTGGTGCTACAGATACATCAGCAACATTTGGTAATGACTTAGATGCGTTCTTTGGACAAAACTTTAATGTTGGTCCTAAGTTATTACCTAAACATATTATTAATATGCCATCTAATACGCTTAATGATTTTATGAGAACTGTGAGTCCTAATGCTGTTGTACCTAGTTCAGTTAAAAACTTAATTAATAATCCATCAGTTATGTTAACGGCTGTTAACAATGCAATAAATCAAAACAATCCTGCTTTAGCTAAGAAGATTATTGATAACACTTTGGCTGTTGCCTCCGTTGTGCATGGCAAAGATAAGGTTAGTGAAAAAGAAATTAACAGACTTAATCTTTTAAAAAACAAACTTAGCTATACACAAAACCCTGTTGAAGCTATGGAAAAAGTATACAGAAGTAAAGAAACATCTATAGCTATGGCTGAAGATCGTAAGGCACAAATCTTTAAATTAGACTCATCAGCACAACAAGATCAAAACTTTACTGAAGCATCTTGGATTAAGAAAAGATTAAAAGGTGCGTTTGATTATCTTAATACATTTCAGATTAATAGACTTACGTCACAGTATAAAGACTTACTTGAAAGTGGTGCTGAATCTTTAGATGAAATAGAAGATGTTATAAAAGAAAATGTAGAAAAAGTTTTTGTTGAACATCCTTTTAATATTAATTTGTTTGATAATAAAACAGGAAGTCATGCACGAGGGTCACTTGCAGGCTACTATAAGAATGAAGATACGCTAGAAAGCGTTGAAGTGTTTTCTCAAAACATAGTCAACGATATGATTGGCAGTGACAATAAGTTAGGTGACAACGTATTCTTAATGGGTGACATAAACAATGGTAACACAGGCTTTGGAAGATGGACTGTCGTTAACGCTGATAAAGAACCACAAAGAGATGACACTGGTGCAACGATTACTATTACCACAGATCAAATAGCTGATCACTTTAAAGAACTAAATGAAAACAAAGCTCAAGAAGAACTAGCTAAAGTAACGTTGGATAATAAATTTGATAGTTGGTGGCAAAAGCTAGGCTTTAATATATTAGATGTTGCAGGATTGATTAAGAAAGATCAACAAGAGATGGTTGTTGATTTAGAATCCGTTCCTAGTCAATCAAGCATAGATATTGTTGAACCACCAACTCTTCTTAAACCTGACTCGGTTGTGGCTGTCGAAAAAATGTTTACTGGTGCAAAGGAAACTGTGACTGACTTTGTATCTGAGACAATGGACAAAGCCTACAACAACGATAGGATTATAAGAGAAACAATTAATAAAAATATAAATAGCTTTGTTAATAAACTAGCCACTGAAGGTTCTGAAATCTTAAGGACTCATCCTGCTTTTATTGAAATAACATCTATGCTTAATAAAGATACATTGGATGTAATCATGGACTCTATTATTGTTAAACGACCGATAGACTCTCATGTGTTTGCAGTAAAAACATTAATTGAAGATGAGGGTTTTAGTGCAACACAATACCCTGATGGCAAAGGTAATTCTGTTGGCTATGGTTTTTTTGTTAATTCATTAGAGCCTGATGAACGTGCTATGATTNGTGATATTAATAATATTACTAAACCTGAAGCTGATGCTGTTCTTAATGTAAAAGTAAAGAAGATACATGATAAGTTTATGCGTGANGTTCCCGGCTTTGAAACNTTTTCAGCCACACGTCAAGCCGGTTTTATAAGCTTTGCGTATCAACTTGGTTACGAGAATGTCACAGCTAAAGGTCCTGATCCTAATAAGAATTGGCCTAAGTTTTTTAACGCTATGAAAAGGGCTGCACAAGAACCGTGGAATAGTGATTCAAGACAAATGGTTTTAAACGAAGTTCGTAAGAATATGTTTTATAATTTTTCCTCTGATGGAAAGAGCAGATCAAATACATTTTGGTATAATCAAACACCAAGACGAGCCGTTAAAGTAGGCGAGATGATAAGAGGTTATTAATGTCAGAATTATTTTATCGTAAAGCCGATTACACAAGTTTTACACCACGCAAGTATGGAATAGAACGCCCAGTATTTACTCAGTACGATACAACTAATGTACCTGATCCATCATTTGGTGAAACCTTTTCAGCCCATCTAGGCTATCAATGGATGCCTATTACTAACTTTGTTCAAGAACAAATGACATATTCTGATGAAGATTATGACCCTGATTTTAGATGGCAAGATCAGGAAGAAACCATGACTTACTATAATTTTATGAATGAGTTATCTCGTGCAAAGAACAGAGAGCATTATGACTTCATTAAGTCTACGATTGATCAGGGTATGGAACGTAGGGAGACTATGGATAGGGGTGGTTTGTTTCCTGCTTTGGTTGCAGGGATTGTTGATCCTCTAAACATAGCGTTTGCTTTACCTGTGTTTAATGTAGGGGTAAAAGCTGCATGGGTTGCAGGCTCGGCACTCGGTGTGGCTAAAGCCAGTGGTAAGGTTGGCTTAGGTTTTGGCATTGCGTCTGAAACATTAAGAGCCCCTTTTGATCCTATGAATACACCTGCTGAAGTAGCAACAAACATTGGTGCATCTACTATTTTTAGTGCTGTACTTGGTGGGGGAATGAAAGGACTTGCTAACACATACTCTCATGTAAAGATTAATGGCATTCATAAAGATATGTTTAAGAAGCCAAAGGATGCAGAGACACCTGATGCAACTGCACCTAAAGAACCTGTTACCCCACCTGAAGTACAAAGACAGTCCATCATTGATTTACCTGATACATCTATACAAGCACGCTATGGCAGAGAGTTTAATATCAATAAGGTTGTAACTGATCCTGAAGCTGTTGCAAAAATGAAAGTGGATGAGGGGAAACCTAACGTTCTTGGCACTCATATAATGAGAGATGGTGAGGGTACAGTTTATATAGATAAAGAACGAGCTATAGCAAAGTTCAAACGATTAAAAGAAAAAGCTAAAGATAAAACTAAAGGATGGGCTGAGTTAGAAAAGTATAGAGATGCAGGCGTGCCTTATGCACATACACGCTTTATGTTTGCTAACGTAGATAACTTTAGAAACGAAAAAGATTTTATTGATTTTATTTTATTACATGAAATGCATCATGGCAAAGTATCCAAGAAAATTGATGAGACTCCTGTGGATTATGAGATGCGTATTAACGGACTTGCCTTAAGACGTATGATGGATGAAAGAATTGAAAGGGCTAAAAATCCTGGGGGATTAAAAGAAACACCGTATACACGCATGGGTTTCATAAGCAAGTTCATACCTGCACGTATTATTAACGAAAGCAAAGACGTTAATATTAAGATTAAAGAAGACTATAATAGGATGTCATATAACGCATCTGTTGCTTTAGAAGGCAACCAATATGGCAAGGGAGTACAGTCTTTATCAGCACGATCCAAGGTACATGGTGCTAAAGTATTTCAATTAACAGATAAGCTACGTGAACGTTGGATGAGTGCTAGAAATAGAAAAGGTACTGGTATGGTTATGGGCATTGATTTTGCCTCTATGAATGTCAAAGCAGATAGATATATGAGGGGTAAGAAACCTGAAGGACAGCAAACGTGGGATGAATGGTTTCTTGGTTTAGTTGACGATCATATTGACAATGGTAATCCTGCATGGCGTGAAGCTAATTATAATTTATTACCTGACCATAGAAAAGAAGCTATGGATGATATAGGCAGATTGCTTAGAGAAATGGATGTTCTTGCAAGAGAGGTTGGTGCATTAGGAGATGATGCAGGTATTAAGAAACAGATTAAATACTTTGGAGATCAGGTAGAAAGAACAAAGAAGTTTTTAGATTTAAACGAAACAACCATTACTAATATAAATGCAAACGCACAACAGCGTGGTGAAAGTGCAGGCACAAGAGGTAAGGCTTTATTTACTAAGAAACAATCTGCAGAATTAAAACGAGTTGAGAAATTAATAGAAGCTAATAGAAAAACAATTAGTAATGGTGAGCAGAATATAGTTTTTCTACAAGGCGCTTTAGATTCACCAACAAGAAAGAATTATAAATGGCCTATCTATTATAATAAAGAACTTCTTACCAATAGTGAAGAAGCACGAGAAGGTTTAACAAAAGTATTTACAGAAGAGTTTTCACAACAAGCCTATATCACAAGATGGGATGATGAAACTAGAGATTGGATTGAAGTACCAATACAAGGTAGCTTGCAAAATGCACGAGCCGAAGCTGAAAAGACTGTAAGCAAAATTATTGAAATGGGTAATGACCTACATAGCGAGGGTCCACGTATGGGTAAAGGTAAACACCTTATGATGCGTGCAACTAATATACCTGAATGGAAAGTCAAAGATTATATTGTTAAAGATGAAAGGGTTCTTGAAAACTATGTAGAGAAGATGGGGTTTCGTATTGAGTGGTCAAGAACATTTGGTGGTGAAGGCATTGATGATGTTTTAAAAAGACATGAAGATATAATGCGTGCTGATGGTCTTAAAGATAAACGTATTGCTGAGATTAAAACTAATTTTCTTGCTGATTATGAACGTGAAGCAGGACAAATGATACGTGAACCTGATCGTTGGGATAATAAATATGCACGTGTTGCTAAAAAAGTAGCAGGCATGACATACCTNACTGGTGCAGGNGTTACATCTATCATTGAAACTGTTGCTATGCCTATCTTTGAACATGGCTTTGGTCGTGTGTTTCGTACGGCAGTGCAGGCAGTGGATGGTAACTGGGAAAACATGAAGATAAATGCACGTCAGTTAATGCATGTAAATGAAGGCATGGAATTAAAAAGACCTATAGCACAAAATAGATATCTTTCAGATTCTGTTCGTGACGTACAACCTAGTTCGCTTGAAAGTGCTATGGAATCAATGGAAAAAGGATTCTACTTAGCTAATGGTTTATCAATCGTTACTAAGATAGGTAAAATGTTTGATGCAACTATACGCATACCTAAGTTTTATGATCAGATACAAGCTATTAAAAAAAATACAGCTAATGCTTTTGATGAAGAAGAATTAAATAGATATGGGATCACACCTGACATAGCTAAACGTCTAGCTGATATGCCATGGGAGAACACTGATAGTGGTATGCCTGTTCTTAATCTTGCTAACTGGCCTATTACCACAAAATTAGACCGTGATCTTAAGATGAAGATGATGACGTACCTTGCTCAAGGTGCAAGGAATACAATTATGCATGCTACTGCATTTGACAAGCCTATGATTATGGATGGATTTGTTTACGCTAAGTATAAACCATGGATGTCAAGGCTTGGTATATCTGTTGATGAACGTGCCTCTATAAAGGTTGGTAAGAATATTACTTATCCAATGGCACGTATTGAATCGGGTACTATGGCGTTGCCATTTCAATTTTATAACTTTTCGTTTGCAGCTACTAATCGAATTGCAGCTTCAATGCTCGATCCTGCACGACAGCATAGATTAGCAGGCATGTCTGCTTTATTAGGTATGAGTTATATTGTTCTCCAATTAAAGAAACCGGATTGGTGGTTTGAAAACAAAGACCTACCTGAGTTAATGATGCGTAGTTTTGAGATGTCAGGAATCATGGGTGTATATTCAGACATAGCTTATCAGGCTCTACACTCAGCTATTGCTACTGGTCTTCATAACCCTGATGATTCATGGCTTAAAGGAAAATACAAACCTACAGTAGGCGACCAGTTTGCAGATTTTGCAGGTGCTACTCCCGGCTTAATGCGTGAGTGGGTGTTAGGAGCTCATGAATTATTAACAGATCAAACTGAAGATGGTCTTAAGAGACTATCATATAATCTTCCTTTAATTGCATTAACTCCATTTGCTGAAGATATGCGAGAGCTTGGAAGAGAGTATTCACGTCAATGATTTGTGCGTTGCGAGTATTATTAACAACAAATAAGGTGCGATTATGACTATAGTTTTAAGTGCAAATACTCCAAGAGTTTCATACACTGTTAATCAGGGTGCAACACAGACGGCATTCACTGTTAACTTTGAGTTCTTTGATGACGCTGATTTAAATTTCTATGTGGATGGTACAAAGAAAACATTATCTACACATTACACTGTATCAGGTGGCAATGGCTCCACTGGTACAATCAACACAACATCCGGGAACACTGTAACTGGTGCAAGTGGTGGCTCGACTATTGTTATTACAAGAGATATTGCTCTTGCTAGAATAACAGACTTTCCATCATCAGGTTCATTCCAAGTTGCTACATTAAACACAGAGCTTGATCGCTTTACAGCTATAGCATCCGATATATCAGACGAAACCACACGATCAATTCAGTTAGCAGACGAAGATAGTGCAGTGAGTATGGTGTTACCACTACTGGCTAGTCGTAAAGGTACAGTTTTAGGGTTTAATGCATCCACTGGTGCAGTCGAAGCGGGTCCTACAATTACGGCAGTACAATCTTTGTCGGCAGTCACAGCATCTATCAATTTATTGGGTACTTCTGCAGTAGTAGAGGACATGGGTTTACTTGCTACATCTGCAGTCATAGAAGATATGGGTCTTTTGGCTACATCAGGCAACATAACAGCTATGGGATTGTTAGGTGTTAGTGGTGTTATTACTGACATGGGTATTTTAGGTACTACAGCAATCGTAGAAGACATGGGATTACTTGGAACATCTGCAAACGTCACAGCTATGGGGCATTTAGGTACAAGTGCTAACGTAACTGCAATGGGTAAACTGGGCAATGATGCAACTGTTGCAGACATGGCTATACTTGGCACAGATGCAATCGTTGCAGACATGGCTATATTAGCAAACTCAACTATTGTTGATGACCTAGCTATTTTAGCAACAAGTGCAATCGTTGACGATATGGCTTTACTTGCAACCAGTGCAGTCATTGAAGATATGGGATTATTAGCTACGTCTGCAGTGATAGAAGATATGGGATTACTAGCGACATCTGCTGTTATTGAAGACATGGGATTACTTGCTACAAGTGCTGTAATAGAAGATATGGGATTGCTCGGTGTTGCAGGCGTAATCGAGGACATGGGAATATTAGGAACATCAGCTAACGTAACTGCAATGTCAAATGTTAGTGGAGCGATTGGCAACGTAAATACTGTTGCTACTAATATAGGTTCAGTTAATAACTTTGCTTTAAGATATATTGTTGCAAGTTCAGCTCCGTCTTCAGGATTAGATGAAGGAGATTTGTATTACGACACAAGCACTAATTCATTAAATTATTATAATGGTTCTGCTTGGATTGCTGTGGTTGCAGGAGCAATGACATCACTAGCTACAGATAGCACGCCACAATTAGGTGGCAATTTAGATGTTCAAACAAACAGTATAGTGTCTACATCAAATAGAAATATAGCAATCACACCTAATGGAAGTGGTAAGGTTGTTCTTGATGGATTAAGTCATCCAACATCTGATGGAAGTGCAGGTCAATTTTTAAAAACTGATGGTAGTGGTAATTTATCTTTTGCTACTGTTAGCACTACTACTGCTTTTGATGATGTAACTGCAGGAGATGCAGCAGTTAATGTCACAACAACCTCTGGTAATATTACTATTGATGCTCAAGGTAGTGATACAGATATTATCTTTAAAGGTACAGATGGAAGCTCTGATATAACTCCTCTTACACTTGATATGTCAGATGCAGGTAAAGCAATATTTACTGGTGATGTTCAAGTACCAAGTATAAATGGCAGTCAAATTGCTGTTACTAATTTGATAATTAATGGTGATATGGCTGTAAATCAAAGGGGTGCTACGTCAGGAGTTACATCAGGATTTTTTGTTGATAGATTTTCATTGTCAGGTTGTAGTGCTTCTGCTGTAATAACAAGTAGTACGCCAACTCAATTCCCTAAGGCTATTACTGTAAGTGCTACATCAGGTAATCCAATAGTTACACAGAAAATTGAAAGTAAAAACTTACAACATTTGTCAGGTAAAGTTGTTACAGTCAGTTTTTTTGCTAAGAATGTATCTAATGCAACAACCTTATTTGTTAGTTTACAGTATGCTGGAGGTGTAGATAACTGGAGTTCAAGCACAACAATATCAGAGCAAAACTTAGGTAATCTTACATCTGATTGGGTTAAATATACAGCATCATGGACTGTACCATCAGGGGGATTGAATGGTTTGCAACTAAATATTTTATGCTCTGGTACAAGTACATTTACTATGGGTGTTACTGGAGTACAATTAGAGGAAGGTTCGGTTGCCACACCTTTTCAGTTTAAAAAATTTGCTGACCAAATGAGTGACTGTCAAAGGTATTATGTCAGAGCAGGTGGAACAAACTATGCAAATATATTTGGTACTGGAGGTATAGCAAATACAACTGGTTCTTGGTTTGGATTTGGAACTATACCAGTACCAATGAGAACTGCTTTTACATTACAACTTTCAGGAGGAACACCAAGAATACAAAATGGACAAGCAGGTTTTAATGCAAGTAGTGTAGCTGCAAGTTTAATTGCAAGTGATTCAAAACCTAATATTGTTATTTCAATGGGCTGTAATGCAAGTAGTTTAACATTATATAGGTGGCATAATATGGATGCAGGAGCAAGTGCTGCTCTTTTTGAACTTGATGCAGAATTATAGGGGATAATAATGATAATAACAAAAGCTAAATATCGTAATACAGTATTGGGTGCTGATATAATAAATAAAGATATAGTTGCTACTATAGATGGAATTGTAATGGGTGTACCAATAGATGAAAAAAACAGACACTTTATAGAAATCCAAAAATGGATAACTGAAGGCAACACAATAGAGGAAGCAGATTAATGACTGAAAAAACAAATGTTATTAACATTGATGGTAAAGAATATAAGCAATCTGATCTATCACTAGAACAAATACGATTAGTTACCAAGATTGCCAAGTACCAAAAGCAAAGCAACGAATTAAAAGATGCATTTGAAGATGCAAATATATTACAGCAACAATATCTTCAATCACTCAAGACATCATTAGGCAATGCTGAAACTACAAAAGCTATGGAAAATTCAAAGGTTAGTTAATGGTTAAAGCTAGTGAAGTTAAAGCACAGATAGACACACATGAGGCAGTATGTTCTGAGCGTTGGAAAGAAACTATCCTTAGAATTAAACGTATCGAACATATCATGATTGGCACCAGTGGTACGGCTATAGTTTTACTCATAGGTTTACTTGTGAGGTAGCCCATGCTTGAAATGCTTATGGTTGCTAATAGTGCCTTTGCTATCATTAAACAAACACTAGAAAATGGTAAGGATATAAGTTCAGCAGGTTCAGCGATAGCCAATTTCGTAGGTGCTGAAGAAAAACTTCAACAAGATTTACACAAAAAAAAGAATAGTCTTTGGTCTAACTTCTTAGGCAAGACAGACAATGACCTTGAAGAGTTCATGGCTCTTGAATCCATTAGAGTTAAGCAAGAGAAACTACGTGAGTACATGCAACTCTACGGCAGAGCTAACCTCTATAAAGATTACATACAATTCTGTGCTGATGCACGGGTGTCTAGGAAAGAACAACGGATTAAAGCACAGAAGCGTAGAGAGTATATACAAGATACGTTTCTTAAAATTGTATTAGCTATTTTAATTACAGCTATGTTGGCAGGTGTTGCCACTGTGCTGTTTGTTCTAGCTAAAAAGAAGGGATTGATATGACAGCGTTTATGCTTGCTTGTTATATGAATGGCGTAGTGCAGGGCAGTATATATTTTAAGTCTGTTAAAGACTGTACGTTCTACTCTAAGAATTTGAGTGGACAAGAATACGACACAGTTAACGGACCCAAACTATATGACTGTATGTGCAAATTAGTACCACAAGTTAACGATAAGAAAGTGAGGGTTTATTAATGATTGCAGCTTTAATTCCTGCAGTAACAGGTATACTGGATAAGTTTATCCCGGATGCAGATACAAAACAAAAGCTTAGCCATGAGATATCTACCATGGCAGAGAAACACGCACAAGAAATAGCATTAGCACAGATCAAAGTGAATGAAGCTGAAGCTAAGGGTAACTGGTTCCAATCGTCGTGGCGACCTGCGACTGCGTGGGTATGCGTGCTCGGATTCCTTGTTAACTTTTTAGTCTCACCTTTATGTGCAGGGTTTGGGATTATAATTCCACAAGCTGATACGGCTACCATGCTACCGGTTTTAATGGGCATGCTAGGACTCGCAGGAATGAGAACTGCAGAGCGTTTAAAGGGAAAGGATAGAAAGTAATGGTAATGCTATCCAAGAACTTTTCTTTAGATGAAATGTGTAAGAGTCAAACGGCTGAGAGGTTAGCTATACCTAACAACCCAACGGCTGATGCTATATATAACATGGGATTTCTTGCTGATCATGTACTGCAACCATTACGTAATGAGTATGGTCCGTTCATGGTGAGTAGTGGCTATCGCTCTGTTGATTTATGTCTTGCTATTGGTAGTAAGGCTACGTCACAACATGCACTTGGACAAGCTGCGGACTTTGAAATCTGTGGTATATCTAATTTAGATTTAGCTGAGTGGATATCCGACAACCTTGAGTACGACCAGTTGATACTTGAGTGCTATAAAGGAGGCAACACAGGGTGGGTGCATTGTTCCTATGTACCAAACGGCAGGAAGGAGAACCTTACCTTTGACCGAACCCAAGGTTATCGTAAAGGATTACTGGAGAAGTAACCCTATTATTCTTTTTGCCATTCTGTAATTTGATTTATTAATGTTCTAGCACATTCGTGTTTACCATCAAATATTCCTAGTTGTCTATTTTCACTGTACGACAAATGTCCATCATCATCTATGTTATGTGAAAAAGAATTTGTAATTTCTTTTTCTAACCATAATTTTATTTTTGTTATTAATTGATTAGCCATATCATCCGGATTACTTCTCATTGAATTTCTCCCTATTGTTTTTAATTTGTATAAACTTTAAAGTTACCAAGATAACCTTTGAGTTTATGTAATTGTTTCTTTGTAAGTATACCTATATAATCTCTGTTGAATGCTTCCCATTCTTTAGAGAA